TTAACCTCGGCGTTAACAATCCAAACACTTCACCCTATGTCCTCTCCTTACCTCTTATCGGATATGCTGCACCACTCAGGTCATCCGCCTGTCCAGCGAACCGATAATGTGAGTGAAGGCTACTCGCCTGAAACAACAGGGAGCAGCGGGATGGCCTCCGCTGGGGTCTTATTTACAACACGACAATAGAGCATGACATACACGATCGGAATTGACTGCGGGCTAGATGGAGCGATCGCGATATTGTCCGGGAGCCGCATCGAGGAACTGATCGCGATGCCGACTTTCAAAAACGGCAAGCGCCGAGAGATCGACATCGAAATTCTGAGCGCTATGTTCGAGCAATGGGCGATGCAATCGCCGAGAGCGATGATCGAAGACCCGGGAGGACATGCTCCGAGCGCTGCCGGGCTTCGATCGATGACTTATTCATTCGCCGTGATCAAAACGCTTGCCATCGTTCATGGGATACGTTTTGACACTGCTATGGCTCGCAAATGGCAATCAACATTCTGGAAGAAGCCTCCGGGCAAGTATGATACCAAAGCGGCTGCACTCGGTGCCGCCGAGAGCATCTGGCCCGGTCAAGATTGGAGACGGACAGAGCGCAGCAAAAAAGCTTTTGACGGATTCGTGGACGCCGCTTTGATCGCGGAGTATGCGAGACGTTCGCAATAGATAACAAAAACAAAAAGGAAAAACATGTATGAAAACCCTGCATCGCATTGCTTGAGATTCCTAGACTCGATGGAATCGAAAATGCGCCTAATGATAAAGACCGGAGACATTGTCGAAAGTCACTGGAAGCCGAAGAGATCGACACGGCAAGAGGTCGATGAAAAGGTCGAGAGAGCGAAAAAGCTCATGGAGTCAGGCTTGAGTAAAGCCGACGCCGCGAGAGCTGCGGATCTCAAATATATAACTTTAGACAAGAGGTTGAAAAAAGAAAATGGGTAATGAAAAAGGAACTGAGAGAGGAGATCGCGGCATTGAACGAAGAGCTGGCGATACAGAACGAGAAGGACAAGCAGAAGGTCTTGGACTTCGACGAGTCAGCGCAGTCAGATCAGCGCGGCAGGTCGAGACGACCGAACACCAGCTCGAGGACATCCGAAACTGGATCGTCGAGGGCAAGGGGAAGTTCGCAGACACCGTAAAAGCAATCCGGGCGACGAGCGACGAGGAGGAGCAGTCAGAGCTAAAGCGCAGACTCCCGGCAGTGATGTTCTCGGGGACGTTTCGCAAGCGATCATCAAAAGAGTTGGTTCAGCATAGCGGGCTGATCTGCATGGACTTCGACAAGGTCGAGAACCCGGAGGAGATCATCGACAACATGCGATTCGATCCGCACCTCGCGCTGGCTTTCGTCTCGCCTCGCGGAAACGGAGTCAAAGCCGTTTTTTGCATACCAGAGGACAGCGAGCAGGGCGACGCATTCGAGACGGTGCGAGATTACTGCGCGACTATGTATGATCTGGAAGCGGACGAGAGCGGCAAGGACGTTTCTCGGCTATGCTTTCTGTCGGTCGATCCAGAAGCGCATTACGCGCCTGACGCGGTGCCGCTTAGAGTTGCACCGAAGGTCGAAGCGCCGAGAGAGAAGAAGGCGCCAGCGACAGAAGGCGACAGAATCGGCGATCGATACCAAGCGAGCGGTGACATCTGGAATCGTTCTGCTGATCTGCTTCGCGGCGCAGGGTGGACAATCGGGCGCAATGGAGGCGAGAGGACATTCTGCACGCGACCGGGCAAGGAGCGCGGCGTCTCCGGGACGCTATTCAGTGATGGCGGCTTTTATTGTTTCAGCGACCAAGCATCACCGCTCGAACCGTCGCAGGGATATTCAGCTTTCGCGCTATTCACGGCGTTGGAGCATGGCGGCGATTTCAAAGAGGCGGCGCTCGCGCTTGTCGAGGAGTTTGGCGAGCCACAAGCACCAAGCATCAGCGGGCGAGACTTTTATGGTAAAGGCGGCGATCCATTCATCGACGAGGAGTTGCCAGACGATGCGCCGCTAGATGAGCGAAAGCAAGCGGTGATCGGGAAGCTACCCATGTGGACGAGCGCGGCTGACATCCCGGACGACATCGAGAAGCGGCTCCTGATGAAATACCCGATACTCATCGACGGGATACTGAAGCAAGGCACAAAGATGGTTCTCGGAGGTGGTAGCAAGACCTACAAGACATGGACGCTGCTCGATTTAGCAGTCGCAGCAGCGGGTGGCCATACTTGGCTCGGTAAGCAAGTTATCTCGACAGGGAAAAAGGTTATTTACGTCAACCTAGAGGTTCTGCACGACGAGTTTCTGGGGCGCGTTAGGAAAGTCTGCCAAGCCAAGCAGGTCGAGAAGCCAGACAACCTTCAGGTCTGGTCGCTGCGAGGCGTATGCAACGACTTGCGCGTCATGCTCGAGGCGATCAAGCAATGGTGCATAGATGACGAGATCGCTTTGATCGTCGTCGATCCGATCTACAAGGCACTAGGCGACCGAGATGAGAACAGCGCCGGAGATATGAACTCGCTCATGAATGAGGTCGAGGCCATCTGCGAAGAGACCAGAGCGGCAGTCGTTTTCGCGGCTCACTTCAGCAAAGGCAACCAGAGCGAAAAGTCTGCAATGGATCGCATAAGCGGGAGCGGAGTCTTCGGGCGCGATCCGGACGCCATTCTGACGCTGACACCGCACGAGGAGGACAGATGCTTTACTGTCGAATCTTCGCTGCGATCATTCGCGCCGATGGAGCCATTCGTGGTCGAGCTGGATTTCCCGCTATTCAAAGGCAGGGATGATCTCGACGCTCGCAGGCTAAAGAAGGGCAACCAGAAGATCAGCGACGGAATGATTCTCGAGGAAATGAAGCGAGAGCCAGCAGGGATGACCGCTCAGGCGATTGTCGATGCGATGATGGCGAACGATTGCGAGGCCAGTGAGAAGACGATCAGGAATCGTATCTCCGGATTGAAGAAAGCCGGCAAAATTCACCAAGGGGCAATGAATCATTACTTCATCACAGCATGATGACAAAGCATCCTCACTTGGAAACAAGTGGGGATTTTTTGTGCCATGTGACGCGACGTGACGTGACTTAACTACCGTCAATGGAGACGCTCAAGTGACAATGGTTAGCCGTAAATATGACCTGAATTTGGCACCATTTCCCGGTCATTTCCCGGTCGGGAAAGCGTCGGGAAACGAGTATTTCAGGGTGAGCGCGAAATGGCGGCTTTTCCCGATAGTCGGGATTCATAAGTCTTTGACAGCGTATGGGTTCCCGATAGCACTGGGAAATTTCCCGATAGGTTCGGGAAATTTCATCCCGACCCTATAAGGATAGGGAGGAAAAGATCGGGACCATGCGCGACGGGGAAGGGTTCCTCCCGCCGCTAAAGACGGGCGGGAAGAACCTTCCCACTTCCGGGGGCGGGATGAAACAAATTTGACATCGAGAAGAAAGGAGCTAGGTATCAGGGCATGGACGAGAAAAAAGAACTCAAAGCACTGCGCGACATGCGCGATATCGCGTTTGCCATACGCGATTTGGAAACACAGCAAGCGGTGGTAACAAAGCGCTATCGCAGGGGAATCAAATCCTTGCAGATCGAACTCGCTTCATGCGAGCAAGCAATCGAGGACGAGGGTGAGGCTCTCGAAGGTTGCCAACCTTGGGATACACGAGGCGAACAGCTAAAGCGGCTGATCGCAAACCCTGTTCTGACTAACATCGAAGAAGACGCGAACGTCTGATGGATACCGTTGAGTTGATCGAGGGCATGGATTACCCGGAGCAAGCTCCGGAGCCTTCATCGCTCGCGCATCGGATCACGGGAGAGATCGCTGTCCGGTTGCAACAGCTCGACGAGATCGCACCGGGCGATGAGTCGATGCCGCCAGCGGGGATACGCCTCATAAACCGATTGGCTGCGGTGGCACGACAGAATCGCCGGGCATACCGACTGATCCTCGACATGATCGGCGACCGTCGATCATTCAGCGAGAGCCTCGAGACATTGGCATCTCGACACGTCAACAGCAGCGGAAATCCGACAACCCGGCAGAGCTGGCTGCAGAACGCGCAAGCCGACGTGGAGACGGTCAAGATGATATGGCCAGAGGTCGGCGAAGTCATGGGAGAGATTCTAAAGAGGAGATCAAAAGAATGAGAATAGCCACAGAAGCCACGAGGATTGCGCTCACGGCGTTTTCTTACAAGTTAAGAGGGGACGCAAAAGGGGGGGGGACATTGGTTCCTCCTGCGAATTACAGAACAGCAAGGCACATCCGCACGTCGGCGTTTTTATGAGATTCTGTCTCAAAACTTTTTTAAATTAGAATCATTCTAAATAGTGGCCAACCTTAAAACATGGAAAGCAGTGGCGGAGAAGATCGGAGTCACGCCGATCACGCTCTCGAAGTGGAAACGCGAGCATACAGACACGGTGCCAAAAGAGAAGAACGTCGAAGCTTGGAAGGCATGGCTCGCAGAGCATAAGAGCAGCGGAAAAGGGTCTGGGCGAATCGCGCTCGACGGTAAGAACTATACGAAGCAAGACCTCATCGACCTGAAGGCTGCGCTGACAGGCGAGCAGGCCAGACGAGAACGAGCGATGGCGAATCTGCGCGAGCTTGAGTTTCAGATGAAAGCCGAGTCACTTGTGCCTTATTCAGAATTAAGCGAGACGCTCATCAAGACGCTGACGCCACTGCGACGATTGCTCGATGCGTTGCCTCGACAGGTGGCGCTGATAGCAAACCCGGAGAATCCCAACATCGCGGAGCTGGCGGTGCGAAACGCTCTCGACGAGCGGGTATTTGCGGAGATTCAGAAAATCCTCCTTTCTACTGAAGTTGACGACAGCGCTTAAATGATCTCAATGAATTTGTCGGTCGAGCTATGGTGCCGAGGGGAGAACTCCGGACGGGTCAGCATGTGTTACCTTTTGAAACACTCGATCGACATCTCCAAAAGGGGGCGCAAGGGTGATCGACTCGGCAGCTAGGCCGGGGACGCAGGTTCGACTCCTGCCGCCTCCATTTTACAATTCAGATTTTATTATGGCGAACAGGATGGACATCGACGCTCGTGGATTCAATGGCATGATCCGTCAGCTCAAGAAGATGACAGGCGAGACATCGAGGCCGATAGTTCGCGCAGTGACAAAGGACGTTCTAGCATCGGCGGCAAAGAAGACAAAGAAAGCGTCGGCCAAGACGATCAACGAATCAGTCAACAAAAATTTCAGAAAGCCTTTTGAGGTTCCGGGCGCAGGCTTTGTCGGCGTGACGAAATCGGGCAAAG